CCTTCCTTTAGCACCGACAAAAGCTCCTTCTCCTCGTCTCCCGTTAGCCCCTCAAACGTCACCATGTAGTCGGTCGTCTCCTCCACGCGGTAGTACTCCGCCACATACACCACATCCGGCGTCTGCCAGTCGAACTGGGTGCGCGTAATCTCTTTCGGCCACGTCGTTGGATCATCCCCCCACTCCGCTTCGTAGTCCTCGCGGGTTAAGGCCGTAATCACAAAGCACCGCTTCGCATCCGCCTTATCCTGCCGCTTCGCGTTCAAGTCAAAGTACACCGAGGAGTCCGCGTCGTAAATCGGCTCAATGCAGATGCGCTGCTCGTCGCTCTCGCCGCTGTACTCGTCCTCGTACTCGTTGCGCAAGCGCAGCGCCCCAAACCCACCGGTCACCGCCTCCTCAAAGGCGTTGTCGTACGCCTCTTCAGCGCTTGAGTCCACTTCCGTTGCCCGAAAGAGACCGTTGCACGTCTCCGCCAGTGACTCGTACTCTTTCTCCTTGGGGACGTACTCCACCGTGATGCGGTTCGACCGGTAGTCGTTAATGATGCGCATCACCGCCAGCTGCGTCTTGTTCACCTCGAACCGAGGCCGGTTCTCGTACTGTTCAGAAAGCGGCCCCTCCCACTGAGCCCCTGGGATCGAACAAAACCGGCGGTCTTGCAGGCACTGCAAACGCTCGTTCCTGAGCACCTCTTGTATGCGGTCAAACTCCGCAAGCGCGTCCGCGTGGACCTTAACCGGATCGTTCTTCATGCTCATCATCATGCGGGTTTAAGGGCTTGTGTCAATGGGGCTCGGGGGTGTAAGGGGGCTTGGGGGGCTCGAGGGGCTGGTGGCTCGTGGACTTGGAGGTTGTGGTGGCTTGGGGGCTCGGGGGGCTACTTCTTCGAGAAGAAGTTCATCACCGGTACCACGTCAATGAGCTTCTGCATCCGCTTCTTCAGACTCAAGGCCGCTCGGTTGAGCCCGCTCACCACCAAATACCGCGTCGCATCCATCAAGTGGTCGTTCTCCTTCACAACCCGACCCTTGTCGTCCCGCCGGTACAATCGGAACTCCGCCACCCAGTTCGTCATGCTCTTAAACACCTTCAGCCGCCCAGTTGACATCCGCTGCCACACATCGTAAATCCCCGTCTCCACCGCGTTGTTCGCCACCGTCAAGTCCAACCCCATCTGCCGGTACCTCACAAACAACTGCTGCCCGTCTACCTGTGTTCTACCGCGGGAGGCAGGGTCAATCACCCCAGGGATACCACGCCCCCTCGCGTTTATCGCCTCCGCGTGAATCGCCGGCTCCGCCTGACCGCGGTAATGCTCCGAGTACAGGTACAACGTGTCACTCTGCTGGTCCAACGCCCCAAACACCGCTGCTGTCTTGTTCCACCCCACGTCCATCCCAAACACCCTAGGCCAGTGCACCGGTACCTCGAAGTCAGGCACCACAAGCTCGCTCTCAGGCACCGGATATATCGCCCCTGCCCCCAACTGCGGCACACCCTTCGACCGCGCATCCCTCTGGAAAGGCGGTATGCTCGACCACAAATCCTCCTTCTGCTTCTGGCTCAAGTGCGGTACGTCGTCCCACGTCGCCATCCCCACGAACTTCGTCCCCTCCGCCCGCTCACACACCTCCCCGTCCCTCAAAAACGCCATCACCGTCTCGCTCATCCCCAACAGCGGCGTGAACGTCAGCATCACCATACCGTCGTTCGTCATCGTCCTCAGCAGCGACTCTGTGTAGATGTCCAGCGGTGGCTCCTCGTCCAGCCAGATGATGTCCTGCTCCGTCCCTTGGAAGCTCTCGCGCCTCTGGTCGTAGCTCTTGAGCGTTAACCGCGACTCGCCCCCTGATGCGTGCCGGACCACGATGATTTCTACCGCGTCGGCGATGCCGGCCTTGGCCGACACCCGCAGGATGTCCTCCTTCGGGATGAGGCCCGTGCCGTGGCTCCCCGCCGGTCCCAGCAGCTTCGTCTGCAAGATGTCCCGTGAGGTCTTACCGGTGTCCCCTGCCGCCCACGCTGAGATGGGACGGTCGAACCGGCGGCCCGTCCACCATGAGGGGTACCGGCCCGTCAAGTGTACCGCCATCTCGAAGCCGCCGATGCCTTCGGTCTTGCCGACGCGGTTGGCTGCCATCATCAGACGCTCCTTGTACTTTGCCCCCGCCTCGAAGAAGGCTAGGTGCTTTTTGTAGAGCTCCCGCCTGAGGGGTCCGGTGTCTGGGTAGTAACCGAGCAAACGGCGCTCGCGCTTGCGGCGCTGGAGCTCCTCGAGGCACATGACCAGTTCTGCTTTCTCTTCTGGACTGAGTTCTTTCACGGTCTAATAGCGACATTCACGGAGACGCCGCCGTCTCCGCCGTAAGTTCCCCCACCCCTTCGGGGGGTTTTAGCTTTTACGTTGTCCAGCATTGGAATCAATAAGCTTTCCCTATTACGCAATACAATAACGGACATGGATACCTCTCAAGACGCATCCGGTTTCGCCGTAACCTCCACAGCGTCAACTACTTCCCCTGTTTCGATGCCTGCTGGCGAGAGTCCCTCTCGTAACATACCAGCTACGCGTTGACGGATTTCCGAGTCTGAGAGCGTGGATACGTTGCCTTCCGAAGCTTGGCTTGGCTTGTCTTGGCGTGGGAACATCTTTGAGAGAAGTGCGCAGTACGTCTTGGGATCCCTTCTTCCCACTTCTTCCAGGTATGCGGGCCCACCAAGCCTTTCAAAAGACGTTTGAATGGCTTCTTTCAAGAATGTCGTAAACCGATTCGGCGTTCCCTTCGCCCTACCACTTCCAAAGGCTTTTTCCATCCACTGAAAAACGCTCACACAATACACACTGAAGCGAGAACATCCACGCACCAGGCGCGCAAAAAATGCGCATTTTTGTTATTGCCACGCCCCACAAGTTGCGCCAACATTGCACCAAGTCCAAACGGACCCAAACAATCAAAACCAATCCAAACCCATGAAAACCAACCTCTTATCCTTCGGATTCTTCACCCTCGTCGCAGTCGACACCCTCGCGTTGTCTCAACTCACGTTGACCCTGCCCGAAGCGCTCTGCGTCATGCTCCTTTTTCTCTGGTCCACCGTCCTCTTGTGGCGTTCGCTCCTCTCCTAAGTTACTCTCAGTCAACCACAAACCACAAACCACAAACTAAAAATGAAAACCCTAATCGCCAACATCATCACGTCCCAGCACTACGTCCCATCGTACGGCATGTACGAGGAGAGACAACGCATCATCCTCAGGCGGCGACGCTTAACCTATGCCGGCGCTGAGAGAGTCCTCAAACGCGAGGCTCGCGAGGTTGGTGACGATTGGAATGGCTGTGTTATCCGCGTCGAAACAGCCATTTGGGAGCGCTGATAACCCCCTAACACTCAACCCAAAACCAAAACCAAAACCAAAAATGAAAACACAAAACTGCACTGAAGTGTCTCCCGCCGTGTACGTTGGTACGTTTGCAAAATACAACTCCGGCTCTCTCAAAGGAGCGTGGATAAAGTTGGAAGGACACACCGCACAAAGCTTTATGGAAGCTTGCCTAGAGCTGCACAAAGACGAATCGGACCCCGAGCTCATGTTTCAGGACTTCGAAGGCTTCCCTCGCGCCTTCTACTCCGAAAGCTCTTTGTCCTCAAGCCTTTGGGAATGGCTTGATTGCAACGACTCAGATCAAGCCATTTGGGAGTCGTTCGTTGAATGCTTTGGTTACTCCTTCGAAGAAACCACTCTCTCCCAAGCGCTTGACGCGTACGTCGGCGACTACGACTCTCCCGAAGACTTCGCGGAAGAGTACATTTCTGAAAACTACGACTTGAACGCAATCCCCTCATTCTTGGGAGCTTGTATTGATTGGCGCGCGGTCTGGAACAGCGCCTTGCGCTTCGATTTTTGCGAGCACAACGGCTGCATTTTCTATTCAAATCACTGATTGTCAGCAACTAACCAAACCAAACCAAACCAAACCAAAAAACAAAATGAAAACTCTAAAAATCCTCAAAGCACACAAAGTAGAATCAGCCGCATCAAAAGACCAAAACCGCCCAGCCATTTGCTCACCCTTTATTCGCGATGGCAGACTGGTTGCAACCGATGGAAAGATTCTTGCGTCCATTCCAATCGAAAACCTAGAACCTGAAGCGCAAGCCGAGCTAGAAGGAAAGAAACTCCCGATTGAAGCCTTAAAAGCCGCTCGAAAAGTTGGCGGCGCACGGGAAGAAAACTCCCACCTGAATGTCACCGAAGACAACCGCTGTGAAGTAGCAGGCGGTGCATCATTCCCCCTCCCCGAACTCCTTCCCGAAGCGCCTTTTCTCGGTGCCATCCTCCCCGCTCGGAAACACCCAGACGAAGAGGACGCATTTGCCGTGACTCTGGACGTTGCGCTCATCGCTAGGCTTTCCGAAGCGCTTGGGGACAATAATGTTACCTTCATCTTCACCAAAGGTGACGCGATGAAGATGGTGACAATGCTCCCCGAGAGTCGCAATGGCTCATTCGGGCTCATCATGCCACGTCGAACCAACTAAACCAACCCGCACTCCATGCAAACCTTTCACGTTTACTGTTCCGAGCGATACCTCGGCACCATCACCGCCTCCTCTCTCGAGTCGGCTCAGGCTGCCGTAGACAAAGCGCTGATAATCCAATGCACGGTACGCCCCACTCCACCGCCCCCCGTTGACGCTTGGCGCGTTGGCTCTGATGGGCGCCTGTACCGACACTAACACCCACTCCTATCCCCATACTCCGGCCGCGTCCTTCACTGGATGCGGCCTTTTTCGTGCCCTCATCCTTCCCACATTCCCTTCCCCCCTTCCCGCTCTTCTCTCCCCTTGTCCGCTGCACCTACCTTCCCCGCTCCCTTCCCCGCGTTCTCACACCGTTTCCGCTCGCTCTAGGCCTATGTTTCTTCACGCTCCTCTGTACACGTTCCCCTTTCCACCCATAAATCCAACCTAAGCAATCCAAACTTAGCGGCGCCTTTCCACCCCCAAGCCCCTCTGAAACCCTGATTTTCCACCTGAAACCGTTTTCCGATTTTTGCGAGCTGGCCAAACTTTTTCACGAAATCGAAAATCCCGCCAACCGTTTCGGATTCCCAACGTTAATCCGGTTTTTCCGCCACAAACCCCACCCATTTCGCAAACTTTTCGCAACGTTCCCCTAAAGCTTTCCGTCGGAGCTGCCGACAAACCCAAGACAACCCCAAACCAAAAACAAACCATGCAAACAACCCCAACCCCAACCCCAACCGAAGCCCTCCGCGCCTGCCTGAGCGCGATGCTAAACGGCGTTGGCGAGCGCCTCCCCATTCAGCAAGGCACCTTGCGTGAAGAGCAGGACTGGCAGGAAGCGATCCGAGGCGCACGGCGTGCGCTCGGGCTGAGCGATCCGATTGCTGAGCTGAAGCCTGCATGCGACCGTTACTAACCCTGAACCCTGAACCTGAACAAACCATGCAAACCTTGAACAAACCGCGCTCAAACAGATACCCCGCCGACTGTGTCGGCTGTGGGTGTCGTGTCCCCGCTAACACCGGCACGCTATCGCGTGCGCGGTCTGGCTGGACCGTGCATTGCCCTGACTGTGTTGACCGGTGCGGTGACGCGCCCTCTGAGGCCTCTGCTGAGGCGCTTTCTTGGAGCAAGGGCAATGCGGTGTCGTACGGCATTGCTTTCTCAACCGGCGAGCGCTTCACGCGTAACCGCCGCGGGCGGTGTGTGGACGCGCCTTGTTGCGGGTGCTGCACGATTTAACACCGCCCCTCTCTCCTCTCCTCTCCCCTCGCCGAGCCGCCCTTAACGGGGCGGCTTTCTTTTTGATTCTTTTTCCTTTCTTTCACGCCCCAACGTCAAAAGAAAGAGAAAGCACTGCGTGCTTTTCTTTCCCGCTCACCGGCCTTGCTCACTGCCAGGAGCACCAGGAGCACCAGGAGCGTGCGCAACAGGACAAACGGTTTTACGTCCTGTTTTCTGGGTGTGATGGTTTTCCGATTTTGTGGGATTGGAAAAACTTTTCACGAATCTGAAAATCCCGTCAGCCTTTTTGAAACCGGAACGTTAATCCGGTTTTTGGTTGGCCGTCTCTCCGGCCTGTCACACCACTTGTCAACCAGCCACATAGTGGCTGGAAGCGTTTGGCTCCATGGAATCACAGGTGTCGCAAGACGCTATTGTCTCTGTCTCTCCAGAGTGTCACGCCGTTTCTGGCTCAACCGTAATCGAGCCACGCAGTGCGTTCGCGGAAGACTGCTACCTTTACCGCGTGCTGGCGTTCGCTGGCAACAGAGTTCTCCTGAGCCTGCTGATGGCACTGTTGACGGCGGCCTGTGCCGCCGCTGGGCTCCCTGCTTTTCTTGCCTGAAGCAGCCTGATGAGTGCGTCGACTTGGGCGACGCCTGCACTCAGCGAATGTTCTGTGTGCGATGGCGCGTGCGTCCTGCGGTTGTTTGACTGCTGTATTACCCCCTCGTCCTCAAACGCACCCAACAGAGTAAACTCGGGGCTTTTGGGGTGGTTTTGGGCTGTGGTTTGGGGACGCGTGGTCATAACCCGAACTCCTCGGCCATGGTCACACGCACCACCGTGGGCACACACGCCTGCATCCACCGGTCCGCGTCCAACAGCAACCCCTTGTCCCCGCCCCTCCACTCCAGATCCGCCACAACCCGCGACAGCAGCCGCTCCTTAAGCTCGCTGACAACGTGCGTGCCATCCGCCACCAGCTTCTCCGCTTCCATCAGCTTCTCGCGCAGGTCGCTTGCTGCGGCTATCTCGCGGTCAAGGCGTTTCTCCATCCGCTCCAGCGCCCGCATCAAGTTGCGGATGATGTCCTCGGGCTCCATCACGGGAAGACCGGTGTCGTGGATGCCTGGGGCGTGGGCTGGACCGTGTGCGCTGTACTGCTCGTCGTTATTTGGTGTGACCATGGTGTGTTGTCGTTGTTGTTGGTGTTGTTGTTGGTTTGGTTGCCTTCTCAATCTTGATGCCAATGCGCCTGCAATCCACTGAGCAGAACCGGTGGCCGCGTGTTGTCTTCTGGAAGCTCTCCCCACAGTAAGCGCACGGCAAGACCCCATGCGGTACTCCCCGCAGACCGTGCCTAACGTGCCACCGCCGCACTGACTCGGTGTTCGCCTTTCGCGAGCACTCCGGTGAGCACCTCAGCTGCACCGCGCAGCGCTTCATGAACTTCGTGCCGCACTGGTCACACGCGATGACGCGAATCTTGTTCTGGCTCTTGGTGCGACCGCTGTACTTGCCGCGCTTGGGCTTCTCGGGCGGTTTGCTGATGCGACCGGTGTTGACCATCTTGCTCACGATGGAGCGTATCTCGTCGGCGTTGAAGCCGTGTATTGCGCTGTTCATAAAAGCTCCTCCATCAATGTCACAAAAGCTCTGGCTGCGGTTGCGGGGACGACTCCGTTGCCCAACATCCGAAGCTCGTCGGTGCGATTGTCAGTCATCACTGCTGTTTGGTCCTGCGCATGGACAGTCCGCGTAGTGACCTCCACATTTCCAGCAGATAACGTCGTCGCAGCACTCGCATTGAACACAATCGGATGCGAACACGACACCATCGTCCATCCCACCGGCAGCCCCATCAGCGTCTCCACCCACCTCGGGTTCAGCTTGCCTGTGCTCGGCGTCGCCCACTGCGGGTTCTGCACCGATGCCGCCAGATTCGGTGAGCGACCGCTCCCCTGCTTTGTCTTGCCCTCGGCCACCGCTTTCTTCACCTGCGCCCTGCGCTCCATCATGCTCGCATGGAACTTCTCCCACGGGACTCCGTCGTTCGCATTGGTCGCGTCTGGTGTCGGCCACAACTCTTGGCGGCTCCCACCACTGCTGCGGTTCGCTGGGGCGGCTTGGCCATACGCATACACTGCTCTGGCAAGCTGGTCCGTCCTGTTCCGATGCGAGCCATCCTTGTCGGTTGATTCCTTCGCCATTCCAGGCGTGTCTTTCCAATCCCGCGTTGATGCGGTGGGCCATGATGAACACCCGCTTGCGTTGGTGCGGTGCGCCAACTTCAGCCGCGCTGAATATTCCCCACGCCGTGCGGTAACCGAGTCCTTCCAGCTCTGCAATGACTTCTCGCAGCCCAAGGGAGATGTGTCCCTCGACGTTCTCGAAGAAGCAGACTCTTGGTCGCAGAATCCGAATGCCATCTGCGATGGCTGGCCAGAGGTGCCGCTCGTCTTCGGCTCCGAGTCGCTTGCCTGCGCTTGAGAAGGGCTGGCAGGGGTAGCCACCAGAGAGGATGTCCACTCGGTCAGAAAACTCTGTCCACGGGAAGGATCGCAAATCAGTCCAGATTGGAGCCGCATCAAGTTGCCCGCCTTCCATGCGCGAGAGAAGGAGTTCGATGGCGGCTGCTTCCCTCTCACAGTAAGCGACCGTGCGCAGGTTGCTGACAACTCGCGCAAGTCCAAGGTCGATGCCTCCGTATCCGGTGCACAGGCTGAGGTGAGTGACTTCAGTTGGTTTGGTAGTATCCACATGGTTTTTTGGTTGCACTTGGTACTTCGGACGCTTCCCCGCCGCCCTTTAGCAAAATCTTTCATCAATCACAAAAGCCACTCCGGCGGCTTCTCCTCCACCGGTGCGTCAACGTAGATGCTCACCGCGACTCCCTCGCTGCCGGCCTTGCACCAACGCTTGCGCACGGTCAAATCCGCCACACGGCTGTCATCCCCTACCCACATACCGCCATCCACCAGCGCGTCCATCACCAGCTTCGCTAGGTTGTCCGCATCCGGTTTGTGCGTGTGCGGCTGACCGTGACGGCTCTCCTCCTTGGTCGCGAAGTGAAAGGTCAGCTCCATCGAAATCGCCTCAGTCAGCCCTAGCGACTCAGCCGTCTTACCGGCCTTGCTTAAAACAACCCCCGCAGACGAGCGCAACAGCCCCTTCCACGCGCTCGAGCCAACATCCAAGGTGGACACCGCTCTCCCACGCACAAAGCGCGGTCTTGGCTGTGGGCGAGGAGTTCCGGAAACGAAGAAAGTGAACGTCATAAAAGTCTATCGGGATTGTATACAATGCGAGCGGCGCGGCGGGATAAAACGGTCAGCAAACACAACGAGAAAAAAAACAAGGTCATCAACGGTCAATATAGAGGAAGGCAGCCTGCGAAGCAGTATCCCCTCTCCTCTCAGGCAAGCAACGCGTTAGACTGAGAGAAGAGAGAGGGGATAGTAGGAAGAGCGTAAGCGATGAGTACGCTACTCTCTATATAAGGGCTCATGTCCTCAAACATCGGTTTTCTTTCGCAAATCATACGGTTTTCAGGCACTTACGTAGCGTCCTTTTTCACTGTTTTTTCCAACGCGAAAAAATTTTTGTTGTGCAATCGCGCAAAGTGTCGTGCGAAAGTGGCGCAAAATCTCTGTAAAATGGCATGGTACAATGCTTGCGAACTTTGCGAACTTTCTTGCACTAGTGTTGTGCAAGTTGTTCCCCGTTGAACATGAACGACTTACAAGGGCCGTTTTTGGGCTGTTTTTTAGGCCGTTTTTTGAGCTTTTGATTTTCTCGCGCAACAGTGCGTGCAATGTTTGCGAAATACTCTGTAGAAATCGTTTTACAAACTTTGCGAACTTTGCAAACATGAAACTGCGCGTTTTGCGCAACAGTAACAACCAACTAAAAAACAGCAACTTACAATGAGAGCAGAATACTACCGTGAATGGCGTGCAAAGAAGCGTGCAAAAGCCGCTGAAGTCAGCACCGAGGCCGATCACATTAAGGCAGATTTGAAGGCTGCGCTCGAGGCGAACACAGCCGTTCAAAAGACGCTTGCAAGCCGCGATGAGACTATTCGTCATCTGGAGAAGATGGTCGAGCGGCTCTCGGCAGACCTATGCGCTCGCCTTGAGCGAATCGAGACCGCATTGCAGGCAGGGACACCGGTAGCTCCTCAGGCTCCTCCGGCGATTCATCCTGTGGATGCGGCTGATCAAAAGCCTGCGCCCCCGTGGATGAAAAGGTAGCCCCCCATGCGGCTCGGCCGGCCTTGCCTACGCAGGTGCCGGTCTCCGCGTCGAAGACGTATTCGTTCCAGTCCGGCAGGGACGAGTACGCACCAGCTTGGATGGTGGCACCGGTTTCATCCCCTGCCAACACCCCGCCTGGGACATCAAGGTAGCTCTTCGACTTGGAGCCCTTGACCGCACAGGAGACAATGAGCTCCTTCTGCAAGCCCTCCTCGATGAGGTGCCCGAACTCGCTCGCGCCAACTGCACGCAGTACCGGTGGAAGTTCAGACCGGCGCTTGTAGAGCCCGTTGGCTGCGTTCTTATTCCCCAGCGTGTACGGGTGCAGGTTCCCTGCTGCCTCACGCACTGCCAAGACGAGCCACGCCAACCGCTCGGTCACGTTGATGGCGCTGTAGACGTCCAGCTTGGTGACGTCCTGAAGCAGTCCGTTGGCGTCCCGAAGCAGTGTGCGCTCGCCGCGCATGAGCCCCGAGATGTTGGCCTTCAGCACCCCGAACCGGTAGCAGGAGTCCACACGCGGTGCAAGGCCCATGCCCTTCATGCGGCGCTCGTAATCAGTGGCGTGCCAGAAGCCCAAGTTGATGCGGAAGTAGGACGGTATGGCGCTGCTCCCACGGATCGAGTTCTTCATGTCCTTGAGCGTCCTGATGGGCTCCGCCCCAGGCTTTCGGATGTGGTGCGTTATCATAAGCGCCGCCCGAAGTTCCCCGCACACGCGCCCTGCCTCGCGCATCATTTCCGCAACAGCCAGCGCGTTGTTCTCGTCCCCGTGGGAGACCGCATTGAAGGTGTCCACGCACACAAGGCACAGGTCAGGCACTCGCTTAAGCTCAGTGATAACAGCCTCCCACTTTGAAGACGCCACCGGTGCCCCGCTCTTGGGGTCACGCTCAACAAGCGGGAACGCCCCGCCAACCGCTGAGAGCGGTATGACGACAAGGCGCCGACCGGCCTTCGCGATGAGCCCGCCTTGGTCAATCTCCAAGATACGCCGGTGCATCTCGGTCTGGCTATCCTCACACAAGAGCAGAACAGCGGTGCCACCGTTGGTGATTCGCTGCCCACACCAGTCCAAATCCCCGCCGAACTCGGGATAAGCGGCCACTTTTAGCGCCAAATCCGCGATAAGACCGGTCTTACCGGCTCCTCCCTCGGCGATGAACAGATGCGGCTCGCCTTTTACAACGAGCGCCTCAACAAGGTAGGTGTGCTCGGGCTTGGGGTACTTGATCCACCGGTGCGCTTCCCACGCTGAGAACCACGACTCCGTTGGCGAACTCTGCGGGAGCTGGCGCACGGGGGATGGCGCTGCCACCGGTGCCTCTGGCTTTCCGTTGCGGCGGATGTCCGCGTTGACGAGCCCCTGCCACTCCGACGCAAACCGTGCGTCCGTCCACGCTGGGTGCATCCGTTGCAGCATCCATCCCCGCGTTTGCTCGCGTGCCTCGTCCATTGTGATGACGCCACGCCGAACCATCCCGAGATTCGCCCCAGCCACCGAGTTGAACGCATCCCACCGAGTCTCTCCGCCCGTGCCCCCCTCAAACACGTCCCGCTGGAACGCCGGCTCCTGACGGAGCACGTTCCCGCTGCCGACTCCAAACAACCCCGCCTCCGGTGCCATGGCCTCCCCTGCTGGCAGCAACGTGCGCAGCCGCTCTCCCAGAGCCCCCGCGTTGTACACGCTCTCAGACTGCCACTCGATGACGGTCTGCACCGGTCGGCCCTGCTTGGCATGGACGCTACCGGCGAGTCGGATCGGTTGGTGAGCGCGTCCGTACGGGTTTGAGTCCACCCCGAGGCCCATGGCGGAGTCGCCGCCTGAGACCTTGGCAAGAGCGTCCCGCATCCGGATGGCCTGCTCCACGGGCACCTCATCATCCAGCGCGTACCAGACGTGCCGCTTCGGCGTGCCTTCATCAGTTGTCCCACCGGAGCACACGACCAGCGACGGCTCGCCCAACTGCTCGGTGAGCTCTCGCATCTTGGCATCAGTGTCCCCCGCATCGAGGTCTGCGACCAGCGAGCGCATCCGCGCCACGTTGGCGCTTGTGGCCCTTCGGTCGCTCAGGATGCCTGGGACAACGAAGGTCGCCACGTTGTACTGCGCCCACCGCTCGGTGGCTGATAACACGGGGGCGAAGCCCTCCTTGGCTGGCTCAACGAAGATGTCCTCACGGAAGACGCCTTCTTGCTCGGTGCCCTTCTCTCCGATACCGCGAACGCAGATAAACTCGTTCTCCTTCCAGTCTCGCTCTCCGAAGATGAGGCGAAGATGCTCTTGGGCTTGGCGTAGGTCAACCAAGCCACGACGGTCTGTCAATGGCTGCATTTTGTTTGGGGTAGTAGTCTGTCTTACTTCAGCCAGAACGGCTTTGTTGTGTTGGGGGCCTGAGTGGGAGCATCCTCCCAGCAGGTGCTCTTGAACGAGCAGAACTTGCACCGAAAGTCGGTGCGGTCTTTGCCAAGGCGCGGGAGTTCCTTGGGCGATTGAGCGTCGATGACGCGCACTGCGCGATCTGATGCTTCTTGGGCTGCGAGCGCGTCGAACGGAACCAACTCAACGAGCACCTCACCGGTGTCGCGGTTGAGCGCCGTGAACATCCCGCCTGCGGGTATGTCGAGATACGCGCAGTAGATTTGCATCTGGGCGTAGTACACCGGCTTTGACGCCTTCACGCCCTTGTTCTTGGTGTCGTTCCAGCTTTTATCGTTGAGCGCCTTGTTCTCCCAAAGGAGCGGGTACTCAACACCGGTGATGGTGGGACCGCCGGCGATGATGCCGTCGATGTGTCCACCGAGGCGACCGTCAGCAGCGCGGAAGCCGAATTGTTTGCCGTCGCTCTTCTCGGTGAGCAGATCGAAGCCCGCAGCGCGGATATATTTCGCCATGCGGTCTTCGCCGTCGTGCCCCATGTCGAAGATACGCAACACCTCCGGTGGGAAGCCGGCGCCTTCGTCTTCGGGAGCGTGTTCGTACTCGTACCGAAGTCTGCGCTCGCACGCCTCACCCCAGCGCGAAGCCCCGAGATAGTCCCGCTTCTCTTGGTTTGCCTGACGCGCCAAAATCGCGCCGTCGATGACGGCTGCGATAGCGGCTTGTGCTGGCTCGTTTCCGATGACCTTCTTGGTCTCTGGCTTAAAGATGCTCATCGTCGTTCTTAAGGGCGTAGAAGATGCCGAAGATTGCCAAGAGCAACACCAGCAGATACGCGGTTACAGAGGCTTTGTCCTCCTGTTGGTAGAGTTTCACGGTGTCAGCTATGGCGATTGCCGCAAAGATGATTGCCAGCAGTTTCATGTTTCAAGAATAGAGGGCCATCAACGCCGCTGGCCAGCCGCCATTCGGCGATCTCGGACTCGAGGCGCTTGATGGTTTCAGTCGCGGTGTTCAGCCGCGCCTTGTACTCGTCGCGCTCTTCAGCAGCTTCGCTCAGTGACCGGCAGGTGTATGCCAGCCCGAAGTGGTTCTCCCACGCAACACCACAGGATGTGCAGTACTCACTCACGGCTGCACCTCCTCCCACTTGCCCAGCGTGCGCAAAAACGCCTCTGCTTTCTTCCGTGCCGTCACATGCAAGCTAAACGGCCCAGCACCAACGGCGTAATAGTACGCTGTCCACAGGTTGTTGTGTTTGTAAATGGTCTTCTCCGCCTCGTGCATGGCGTTGAGGTCATTTGCCCAGTCCCATAACTCGTAGTAGGTGCAGTCAATACCATCGGCAGTCCACACCCACACGCCATCCTCCATGCTCCATCCGCATGCTTCGGCAATGGCGCGGTTGATTTGCTCGTTGGTCATGGCTGCACCTCCTCTTCTCTTGGCACTTGTGTGTCGCAGTCCACGCAGAACCACATCTCAGAGCGCACGCTCCACTCCATGACGTTGCCACAGTTGCACTGCTTCTCTGCCTCGCTCTCGTCGTTGGTGAGCCATGAGTCATACCAGCTTGGTAGGTTCATTTTGTCTCCTTTCTGAGGCGCATGATTTCTGCCTCGATGCGTTTGAATGTAGCCTCAAACGCACGCCGGTTCGGGTGCGACTGAAGCAGCGTCTCCGTCAGTGCCAGAAGCTCAGTGGCTTCTTGTTCTAGTCTGTTTTTCATTTTGTTGTTGTTGCTCTGCGTGAAATCTCTCTTCTCAGGTACCATGCCGCTTTTTCAAGGTCTTGAACTTCATTGTCCTTGAACCCAGCCCTGAACACGTACTTTATCACGTTTCCAAGGTTGAACGAAAATGCCTCTGCAATGTCTATGCATTCGATTCCGCTCGGATGCTTGTTGTAATGCGCTGGGTGTTCGACGGCGCTGGTCGAGGACGGGTTGGATGATTTCGCGCCACAGTTTTGAGTACATACTGTCTCTTTCGGTTGGTTTTCCATGTTCTTTAGCCAAGAATTGCTTTTTTTATGCGTGCCTCGTTGAACTTCCACGTCAGCACGCAACTGGCGCGGTAGCGCGACATCCCGAACATGGGCACATCCGCCATGTGCTGACGCTGTGAGTCGGTGGGTGGCAACTTAATCCATGACCGAGTTTTGCGCGAGTTCGCTCTGTCACCGTTTCGCCTCAAGAAATCGTCCGCCTGAGCCAGCGCGAGCTCCTTGGAGTTGGTGCGCGTGATGATGGTGACCGCTCCACCGGTGACGCCGCCAATCGCGTTGTACACCTCCCCAAACTTGATGACCGCGCCCCACGCCGTCAGCGCGTTCGCCATTCGCACGGCGTCGCTGTACATCGACTCCCACCGGAAAGGCGACATCTCGATGATTTGCATCTCCGACATCTCGAACGATTCGATGGTCTCAACGCCGTTGACCCGCACGGGGAAGATGTACCCACACACGGGGCAGCTCCCGACCGCTGCCGGCACCTGAATACCGCACTCGGGGCATTTCTTCATGGGGGCCTCGCCGGTCTCGCTCTGGCGCACGAAAAGCCGGTCTCCCGCGTCGATGTCCCCGTGCGTAAGCAGCGAGGCGCCAAAGTCCAGCACGATGCAATCGCTCTTAATCACGCCAGGGTATCGCTTCGCGTCGATGCACGGCCTAAGCCCTCGCCCAATCATCTGAATCATCGTCGACTTCTGGCTGCACGGGCGCACCAGAACAACGCACCCCACGCGCTGGCAGTCCCAACCCTCCGTGAGCTTCATCACGTTGAGGAGCACCTTGATTTTCCCTTGGTCGAACCGCCGCAAGATGGTGGCGTTGTCGTCGTCCGACATCTCGGAATGGACGGCCTCGGCGGAGATGCCGTCGTCGCGGAACGCCTCAGCCAAGTGTTGCGCGTGTTGGATGGTCGAGCAGAACACCACGGTGGATCGGTCTGATGCCTTCTCACGCCAGTGCCTCAGAATCTCCGAGTGAACGGCCCTCTTGTCCATAATGGCTTCGACTTCGCCCATGTCGAACTCCGCACCGGTCTTCTGCACGTTCTGGAGCTGGTCATTGAGCCCGATGTCCATCCGGAACGCACGCGGCTGAACCAAGTTCCCCGCTGCGATGAGCTCGCCCACGGTGATTTTGTCGGCCACGTTGGTGAACACCGCCGTGAGCGCCTGCTTGTCCCCGCGCTCCGGAGTTGCGGTGAGGCCCAAGATGACGCCCTTCGGAGACTTCTCGCGGAACGCCTCCACAATCCTCATGTAGCTGTCAGCCGCTATGTGGTGGCACTCATCACAGAAGAGCGCCGACATCCCGCTTGGCATCGTTGCCAAGTTGAGCGGCCTGCACAGCGTTTGCACCATGCCGAAGGTCGCCCCGCTGGACCACGCTTTGCGTTCAGCGTTGAACACATCAACCTTGGCCGACGGGTTGTACCGCTTGAAGGTCTCTTTGTTCTGGGTGACAAGCTCGTCGCGGTGCTGAATGACGAGTACCGGTGCTTTCTTCACGAACGGCGCAAGAATCGCGCTGCCCATGACCGTCTTACCTGCGCCAGTTGGCGCGATTCCTAATGTGTTGCCGCACTTGCCCAGTGCGTCGATACAGGCGTCAACGAACTGCGCCTGCCTTGGTCGTAAAATCATGTTGTGGCCTTTGTTTCACTGACGCAAAAATGAAAAAGCGTCGTTGCAGGATCTCCCTGCACACCATGCGGCTTGAGAATGCCGCTGGTTCTACATCAAAAAAGGGGGGCGAGACAATCATTATTGCCCCGCCCCCCACAACCCCAAACTGTACTACTTCAACCAAGCAGGTTTCTTGCCAGCCGTCGCCGCAGGCGCGGCGGTCTTCGCTACTGGCACCGGTGCTTTCGCCTCGGGCGCACTCTCATTGGCTTGGTTCCAGAGCTTGTGCCCGTTGCTGCTTGGGTTGGGTGAACCCCAGTCGCTGATGGAGTTGCGGTCAGCGCGTCCGTCCTTGCCCTTGTCGATGCCGACTTTGATGACGACCTCAGCGCCGTTGAGCACCTCGATGATTTGATTGAAATCACCGCTGTTGAACTGCTCGTAAGAAGCGGGGTCTTCGTAGTTGAAGACGCCACGGCTCTCAAGAATGCGAGTAATGGCCCCGATTCCCATCTGGCGCCACACCTCGCTGTTGTTCTCATCGAACGGGTTGCAGACCATCCCGAACACGCGCCGGTTGTTGTACTGACCGCCTTGGATGGCGAGCTCAATGGAGAGGTAGTCCCCACCGGTGGATTGACTGCTCTTGCGCTCCTTCACCACGAGGACGGCTTTCGCCACTGTCCCCTTGGGAATGAGTTCCATCTCTGTTGACCCGACGTTTGTTGATTGTGCGTTGAACATACTGCTTTCGATTTTTGTTTAGTGTTTGGCGGTGTCGATGCGTTTACCTGCGCGGATCTTGGCGAGCACCTTCCCAAGGTCAGCGGGTTCTTGAAGCTCCAGCGTACCGGAGCGGTCTTTGGCGGGGTAGCCCCACGGGTTCTGTTGATGACAGACGAATGCGCGGTATTGCGACTTGTCCTCTGCCTCGAAGTTCTGAAGCGTCAGGACGAGGTCAAAGATACCAGGCAACTCGCGGCCCGTCTTCGAGCCCTCGATTTGAACGTCCCAGTACTTCCTCTTTAACTCATCCTCCTGCTGCTCCAGAATCCCCACCAGCACCACGTTCTTGTGGCAGTGCTGTAGTTGGGTTACCCAACGAATCATCTCGCGTCCAAGAAGCCCGTAGGCCCCACGCGTGTCTGGCTTGCCGGTCTTGTCGCTGAACGCTTCCGGTTGCTGCTGACACCACGCGAAGCACATCCGGCTCGCCACGGTGATGGAGTCAACGAACAGCGTCTCGTATTGTTCGTGTCCGGACGCCGGCCCGAACGCCTTCACAACGGACTCGTACGCCGACTTGGAGTAGGAGCCGTTTGCGTCCGCAGGATCCGGTCCACCCAGCCACAGGGCGATGGCCTTCGCCAGCTCCCACGGATGAGCGCCCATCTCGTTTGACGTGCCGCGAATGTCGAGGCAGTCGCCTTTCCAGTCTTTGCCCAGCGCCAGCGTACCGGCCTCGAGGTCAACAAAGAGCGTGCTTTTCGCGTCCAGCGTGCGGGCTTGGTAGGTTTTACCAACACCGGCAGGGCCGAACACAACCGCCTTCACGCAGTCCGAGGTGCGCTTGAGACGCTCGTCTGCTTTAATGATGCGCAGGCTCATTTGATGAAGGTGATACGGGGCTCACTGAACTTGGTGGTACGCGCCTCCATAACGCGACGCAGTACGTCTTCGTTACCGATGCGCTCAATGGTCTTGGCCGACACCGACATCTTGGTGGTGACAAGCTCCCGTGCGTCGGCCAGCGGCAGCGACTCGTACAGAGCCTGCAACTTGCCCTGATCCCACAGGTAGGTCGCCTTGACCTCATACGTCAGTTTGACTCCGTCCACTTCCGTTGTGAGTTGACCGTATCCACGGCCTGACTCTGCGAGCAGGTTCTGGAGGTTCGCCCCATGCTGCTGCATGACGGCCTGCTCCAATATCCCTATCTCTTCTTCAAGGGCGGAGATTTTTGTGAGCCGTTTGGCTATCTCCTCCCGCATTTTTTTCAGGTTCATTTTCTAGTTCACGTTTCAGTTTATGGCACACGTCTTCGAGCCGAAGCACCCAGCCTTCGCGGTGTGCAAGCGCCACAAGCGCCGCAAACTTCTCCAGCGGGATTTTCCGTCTGCGAATCCATGTTGATATTGTTCTCGGTTGCACAAGTACCCCCGACAACACCAACT